TAATTATTTTGTGTGGTGGTTGGGTTGGGATAAATACCGCTTTGATCTGGAACATTCCAAAACGATTGTGTTTCCCACCATTGTGGAGGATCATTAGAGTTTTCGCTCTTTCCTATCTTCCACCATCTTTCAAAATGCATATTAAACAACCAATGATCTGCTAATCTAAATTTATCAAACCCATTTGCACCAGAAGGTCCTACTCTTTTACCTCCAGATAAAATAACACCACTCATATTTGAATCATATGTTAATTCATAATTTGTATTGTGAGCATCTTCATACACAGGAGCGTCAGATGAGGTTCTGAGTGAATTGTTATAGCATTCAATATCTGCTCCCCATCTATCTCTATAACTGTCTAGAAGTTTTCTTCTTCTGTAACGAGTCATCCAATAAGAATCACATTCACAGAATGGAGGATTCGTGACGGAAGTGCAAGGAGGATCGTCACAAAAAGGATAGCAGCAATTGTTGGATGTTCCTTTTATTTCCGAATAATTAAAATAACCTTCTTTTGTGTCTTTTAAAATATCATTTGGTTCTAAAATAAATCCACCACAATAAACTTGTTGTTCATCTTCAGAACAAGGACTACCATAATCACTACATTCAGATTTTGCACAAGGAGATTCACCACCCAAACAAGAAGACATTAATGTGTTAATAAACACATCATTCCACCAAGAAATTTTATCCCAATCATCTATCGTTTCGTATTTACATCTAGAATATAAACCTGGATTTATAAATTCTCCGTTTTGAATTGGATCCGCTGCTACTGGCAATTGTGATGCTAATGATCTTCTATGTGTGTTTGTTCCGTTGTGGACTTTATACCCACCAGTATAAAATCCAGAAGGTCTCCAATATGTTTTGTAAAATCTATAAACTGTCTGAAGAGGTTCCAATTCTTCTGCGTAAACATTGTAGTTTATTATTTTTCCAATAATTGCTTCTGGATCACAATTCAAACGAGGACAAGGATCTATTTCTGAAGCACATTCTACTTCAGGATTGCATTTATAAATTTGTGGAGTATCTTGTCCACATTTACAACCTTGATTAGCACAGGGTCCTTTGCAATTATTGCACGGAGGAGAACAAGACAAATTTCCTTTTAGAAAATATCTTTGAGTTATAAACCAACTAGGTCTTTCTGACCACATTATAAGATCATCACAACCCAAACAACAACCAGTGTCTATGGTGTCACCAGATAAACAGGTGTTTATTTTACAACAAGGACAGCAGTTTATACCAGCATAACTGCTCATTCAGCACATCCTGTCTTGTAAGCATTTGGTACACAGAAGATATATTTTCCTGCATCGAAAGTCATAGTCACAACCGTACCAACACGAATTGGTAACAATTCCAAAGAACCAACAGGAAGAGAACCAAACATATCATTTCTTCCTATTCCGTAAACATCATTATTGTTTTCTGCTCCATTATATGACCAAGAATTGTTGTAACTTGTTTCTGTTGTTTTTTCGACAAAAGAATTTGTTGTTGAATTAAAAGTTACTTCATTAAATCTGTATCTCCATTTATAATAAGGAGATGGTGCGGTAGGATTTGGAAATGGTTCTGATGATTTTATTATGGCAGCAAATACTTTTGGTTTTGGAGCAGGATAAATTTCTGGATCTGGTATTACTGGAGTTCTGCGTAAAGGAATACCGTTTTGTTTAAATTTAGGCGTAGAAGAATCTGGCCAGTTTCCATCTCTGGTGTACATTACTCCATTTTCTGTATCTACAAAAACATCACAATCACCAACATCCTGTATATCGGTTAAACGATTTTGTTCTTCTACATTTATACAGTCTTCACACCCATAATCTGCACCAATCTCTCCACCAGAATTTATGATCTTTTCTCCAAGATTGGTCAAAGAGACAGGATTATCAGATTTAAATTCATCAGATCTTATGGAACCGCCTACTATTCCTGATGCTAGATCTTTAAATTTCTTTAAACGGTATGGCCCGTTTACACTATCAATAGCAGATTTATCTTTTGATATGAATGTGTAGTTTCCAGTATTATAACCATCCCCTGTAAGTAGACTTGGTATTTGGGTTTTATCTGCTTCTAAGTAGTTCTTTGATGCTTGTGGTGTGCTATCTTTTGTTGATTTTAGTTCCAAGAAATCTCTAAAAGATACTGTTGAACTATAGTAATCGTTTCCTGTAGATGATGTTGTGACTTTATCCAAAGGATAGATAAACCCGTTTCCCGATTCATTAGGATTATCTCCTGCGGTTATTGCACCAGTACTGGGATTGATGTATCCTTGGTTGCCTGGACCGCTAGTTATAATAGAAGCATCGAATGCCGCACTTTCTCCTTCTTCTTCGGCATCATAATTTGCATTTAAACGAACCATATATCCCTTCGTATTGAGAAGAGACTCGAAAGAAACTGGATCTATTTCTTCTTCTGGATCTGGAAATAAAGGTCCTGCAAAAACTTTAACACAGGAAGAATCTCCAGAAGGGCCTGGAGGGCCTGCTGGGCCTGGAGGACCCGATGGACCTGGAGGACAATCACAACAACCGTTTCCTCCTGAACTTACCGCTTTGCTGACAATAAATGCAACATCACAATTGTCGTTAGAACAACCTTCTATTTTTGCACTATTAAAATCGTTTAGAGTAAATTTTGGAAACGACATGCCAATCTCCTGTTTAATTCTATTTATAGAAGACTGCTTGCGTCGTAGTCCACTCCCTTATTGTTTATAAATGTACTCTGTGTTGGTGCTGGACTTGGTGCTTGTTCTGCTCCTGCGTCTGGTGAGGGACCGGCAGGACCAGATTCTGGTGCAGGATCTCCCATAGGTTGTCCTCCGCCCACATCACCTTGTTGGGTTTGAATTTGCGCCATTTCTTCCGCTTTTTGTTGCTCGATTTGAGCATCAATTTCTGCAATATCTTCATCAGATTGTCTGAGAATATTCTTACGGATCCAATAATCCGAGAAGAACTTACCAGAGTAATCAGCGACTTCTCTCATAATAGCCATTCTATCTTTATAGAGTTCCGCTTGTTTGGATTCTGCGAAGTAAGAATCAGTAGAGAAATCAAACTTAATGTATTGATTTATCTTTACCCAATCATCTTCATTCATAAGTTGTTTTGCTATACACTGAACCTTTAAAAAATTAGACAGAAGTTCAGAAAATCTAGATCGAACTCTGTTGATGTACTTCGAATACTTCAACTCGTCTCTACTAATTTCTGATGCACGACCCATATTGAAACCATTATCTGCTTGTAGACGAGATTCTGGAATACAAAGTGCTTTGTATAGTTTCTTTTGGAAATACAGAACATCGGCCATTTCTCCCAAGTTTTGACCGCCTGGAAGTGTTTCGATAGATGTTCCCTTACCACCTTCTCTTCTTGGCAACCAGAAATCTTCAAGCATACTCATATGCTTTTTATCATCTCTGATTTCTCCTGTGTTTGCATCATAAACCACTTTATTTCTGTAGCGGTTCATAACCTCACGGAGATATTGTTCTGCTTTATTCTTTGGAAGCGAACCAACATCAATATAGAATATTCTTCGTTCTGGTGCTCTTGACCAGCGATAGATTACAGTAGCATCCTCTACCATTCTAAGTTGATTCAGTGGTTTGATTGCTTTATGCAAATAACCAATCACCTTACGGGTGTTTGGATCATACATTCCAGAGTGTACGAAATTTATAGAATCAGGAGCAATCTTGATTCCTTGCTCTGGTGAGTTGTAGTTTATATTGTAAGAAGTTTTATCAGACTTATCAAATGGCATATACAAGTAATACTCTTCCATATCAGTAATTACTTCTACCACTCCAACTTTTTCTTTTTCTTTTACTTGTCTGATTTTCTTTATACGAAGAGGATCGACATATCTGTATTCTTTTGCACCCTTCTTCTTGTTTTCGTGAAGAATGATGTGATAATACAGTCTGCCGTCAATATAGAATCTTCTGAATATATCGAATGCTTTTCTTTCAAAATCAAGAAGATACAGAACCTCTTTGAATGATTCCTGCATCTTTTCTTTTACAGAATCTGGTATTTCTACTTTGTCCAGATTCAGTTTTACCACTTGATTTCTTGCATCTTCCGTTATAACTTCGTTTACTATATCGTCAATCGCAATGTCAACTTCTGCGTTGAGTGACATTTCACGATACTTACGAACCATATCGGTTTCTGTTCTTAGTGTTCCGTCAAGATCAACATAGTAACCCTGAAGACCACCACCTTCAATAACAGTTGCACCATCCTGTTCGGATGGTGGAACTATGGAAAAAGTGTCTTCTTCCTTATTTTTTCTAAAAAATGAAAATCCAAATAATGACATAATATAATAATTCAGTTAAATTTAATTTCTACCGCCTGGATTTGGTTGAGCACCAGATCCTGATTGCTGTTCAAAATATGTATATCCAAATGTGACCTGGAATTCTGAAATAGCATCGTTTTGATCATATGCTAATTCTACAGATGCTACTTCTTTTGGAAAGACATATCTTAGATTGTAGATCTTAACTGGATCGCCTTTTCTGTTGAGTTGTTCTACTGTTGCAGAGCAACCTCCAACATGACCCCAGAATGGACCATCATTAAACACCTTATTGTCTATAATTCCGTTGTAATATTGATTCCAAGATTCAAATTGTGATCTTAGAGTCATATCCTCTGTGTTCAGAATCGTGACAGTCCAATCTTCGAATGTTCTGTCGCCTGGAACTTTAATCTGACGACCCAAGTAAGGTACTATGATCTCACCGAGAGTCGATGCAGGCAAACTAGTTGCCTTGCGATAAAAAGTCAATCTTTCTTCAAATTGCGCTGGATCTGGTCCTGTAATAGACACTCTATAGAGTGTTGGTCTAGAACCACCATCAAAATCAGTTACGAATTTATTCAATCCTATGTCATATGTTGCCATTTAAAACTCCTTTTACTTTGTTGTTATTTATTAAATTATGCCCCTGCTTCTACGAAAGACACTCCTGTTGGTGTGGCAACAAAGTTCAATTGAATAAAGTTGATAGAACGATTTGGTTGAATGAAAATATCGCCTACGAAACCATTAGAGTCAATGACTTGTGGTGTGTTGTTTGTTTCATCACAAACAACTCTGAAGTCTTGAATACCTCTGCGTCCTGCAACATCTCTTAAGTATGGAGTAACTAATTGAACAAATTGAGCACGAGTAAAAGCATCATTGAATTCAAACAACAAGAACTTAGAGGCGGTAGATATTGCTTTTTCAAGTACTATAAACAAACGACGAACATTGATACGGTCGAATGCACTTGGTCTGGAGAGAAGTGTCTTGTCTCCAAAGAGTACAACACCTTCGCCTGGGAACGATACTACTGGGTTAATTCCCTTCTTATATAACTCGTCACGATCTGCTTTGCCTGGGTTGTATGCCAAACGAACTACATTCTTGATGCGACCTCGATCAAAACCAGCAGGAGAGTACCAAGGATCTTTGTTGGTGTCTGTTCTTACGCAACAACCAGCAACATCACCGTTTAGTGGTACATACAAGTAACGATCATTGTATGTGTCGTATTGCAGTTTGTATCCAGAATCCATCACACCATAAGAAGAAGAAAGCGCAAGCGATGTTCTGTATGCAAGAGCATCTTCCAGAACAAATGCAGACATATCGTGCTCTTTGTTTGTTTCGCTGTTTGTTGGTGAAACGAAAGCAACACAGTCTTTTCTTTCCTCTGCAATTTCAATTACTTTTCTTGCAGCAGCAGCACGCATAGGACCAGCAATAAACAGACTTACATCAATTTCTTCTCCGTCTAGGAAGTAATCTTCAAATGCTTGAGAACAATCTAGTTCCAAAGCACCAAGGGTATTGTCTGTTAATGTTTTATTTGCACCACCAGTAAATTGTGTATTTTGACCAGCGATGTAGTCATTGATGACTTTGAAGGCAGAATCACCAAAAACAAGATCAGTTCCCCATTCCTTGCTTCCTGTCTCGAAATTGGTCATAGAAGGAGCGGCCAACCATCTTACATATTTTGATGTAGTGTTGATAACATCTGCGTAGTAATTAGATCTACCATCAGCATTTTTTGCATTCTTTGCTTTTGAGAGGAACGCAAATCTTTCTAAGATTGTTCCCGCTACACCTGTAAATGCGCCACCGGCATCTATAACAACAATGTGCAATTCGTCATTTATTGTTGTAGAGTTTGTTATGGATTTCGCCCAAACAGATGTGCCTGGAATATCATCAAAGTTGTCAATGAAATCAGCATATTCATTTGTAGCAGTAGTATCTGTTGGTGAAGTGAAAGGATTATGATCCAAAACAACAACTTTTAGACTGTTTCCTTTAGCGCCTGGATAGCGAGCACACCAAGGACCGTTTGCATCGGAAAAATTGGTATAATTTGTCAAATACGATGCATCATTATAGATTCCTGCTCCACCATTTTCGGTATTATTAATAGCACCACCACTGGATGCAGTCTCATCTTCGTCTTGAAGAACTCTGACAATACGCAGATTGTTTCCGTATTGAAGGAAGTTTTGAGCAACAAACCAGTATCTAGCATATGCCGGATCTCTATCTGGTGTTCCGAAAACATCAATCAAATCTTTTTCGCTTGTAACTAAAACTGGCTCATTTGATGGGCCCCATTTAAAAGCACCACAGTAAGCAGCAGGAGTTGTTGCAACTGTTGGTACAATTAGGGTAAGGTCTGTCTCTGTAACTGAAACGCCTGGACTTATTTGAAATGGCATTTTATTCTCCTTTAAACTTTACGATCACTTATAACAAGGTTCTTTACTAGTTTTATGTATATTTTTATAGTTTTTACTACTTCCAACTATTTCCTTGTGTATCGACCTCATTTTCTTCTTGTAAACCATTATCAATAAATCCAAAAGGTACTATCTCATCCTCTAGTTCTTTCAGTCTTGCTTCGAAAAGTGTCTTTCTGATGTCCATATTGGTTAAATCTTTGAAGTAACCTTGAGTCGTTAACCAGCAAAAAAGAACCATACACATAACCAAATCGTCGTGATGTCCAGATTCTGCTTCGAATGTGGAAGATTTTGACACAAATGTGACCAATTCTTGTATTATATTTAGATCCGAAACTAATAATTTATCGTCTTCAATCATATTTTTTAATAAAGAGCATCCGATTCTTTTTAGTGGTT